CCTAAAGATAGCACGAAATGATAAATCAGAAGCAAAATGCTCTGGCCATCATTAATCTGTTGTTGAATTCGAGTCCGAAATCCACAAGTAGTGGACTTCGTTGTTTTAGAATACGTTCGCGGTCACTTAAATGTTCTTTAAGTGATCTGGTGGACAGTCTAAAACTCGATGATGTTTTAAATTGTAGAGAGGATGATACTTATATCACTTTACAGTTACCTAATAGTAGTGTTCGCGTTCTGAAGGCTTTGAGAGCCTTTTTAGAATTGCTTTACGACTATGATACTGATTTCATCAATAAATTTACAATCTTTAATCAATTCAGTTTTTATCGTTCAACGATAGATATGAATGAGTTAGATTTTGTAAAGCATGTGAAATACTTAACTGTGTTTCCTTTTGCTGTCTATTTTAATCAAGACCATGATCAAAGCGATTTACCAAATCCTTGGTTATTTACTGGCCATATAAGAGCCTACTTAAAATGTAGAACTCATGGCGGTAAATCTAACAAGGTTAGTAAGCTTTGGTGGTCTTGGTTACAAGGAGTAAAAAGAGGCTGTGAATTGCCCTCCGATGACTCGGTCTTGTTTTCATATACAAAGCATAGGGATACTTTGATCAAACCTCCCCCGGGTTTAAATAATCGACTTCTAGATGAATTTCAGTCTAGATGTGATGAGATAACTCGAGGTTTCCACTGTGTGGAAGAGGTTTTTCAAATAAGCCCTAATGCGTGTTATGAAAGACCGAAGACACGTGGAGGAGCAATAACCGAGATTCTTCAAAATACTACTACAGAGTATGTAGATAGTATACCCAACCTTACATCATATGTTCTTCTAGGAGCACATGATTGGAAAGGGAAGGTCAAATGGATCTATGGATTAGCCTCTTCAAGTCTTCTGGACATCAAATTAATGATGTTAGATAGCGAGCGGATTCATAAGGAAGTATCGGTTCAGGCAGTCCCCGAGCCATTAAAAGTTAGGATTGTTACCAAAGGGTGTTGTTACACCTACTGGTATTCCAAATTCTTTCAAAAGGCCATGTGGGATCACTTGGGTAAGTTTGATTGTTTCGCACTTACCTCAGAACCTGTCTCTACTGATATTATTTCTCATATGCTCTCAAAAGCTCCAAAACATTTGAATCACCTTGTTTCTGCGGATTTTAGTGCAGCTACGGATAATTTAAGTATTATTTTAACAAAGATTGTTTTTGAATCTTTCCTAAAGAGATCAGATTTATCTGAATTCTGTAAGGATAGGCTTAGAGACGTTCTTTATGAACAAAATTTGAATTATCCGGTTAAAAGTGGTTTAGATCCTACTGTACAACAGTCAGGTCAACTTATGGGTTCACCATTGAGTTTTCCGGTACTTTGTATCGTGAATCTTATAATGTTTTGGATAGCCTACGATTGGTCTGTTACAAATCGATCAGATCGTATACGCCCGGCAAGGGTTAGGGATTTACCCGCCCTTGTAAACGGCGATGACCTTTTATTTCCAGCTGATATACATTTGTATGACACTTGGAAAGCTCTTATACCTGTAGCGGGATTCCAACTTTCCGTTGGAAAGAACTACTTCATGCGTGACTATTGTACTATAAATTCTGTGTTGTATCACAGGAAGATAGCTAAATTAGAACGTGTTGAGTACTTCCATTCCGGCGCTATACAGGGACAGGGTAGAAAAGGTGAAAATACGATTTTTTACAATTTAAAGGAAAACTATAAACTTACTATGGAGGGATCCGTAAATAAATTACGTTCCCATTTTCGTTTTATTTTTTATAATAAGCGAAAATTTCCAAAGAATATGAGAGAGAATCTCTTTATTCCGGAAAGTCATGGTGGGCTAGGTTTCCCTGTATATGATTGTGTAAGACCTTTCATTAATGTTACGCATTTCCAAAAATGTTTAGTAAAAACTATTGACCGAAACATCAGTCAAAGTAAACTTAAATATTATGGTTTCAGTAACAAAATGAATGGAGTAGGCTTTAAGCGAGAGCACTTTTATAGTGAAATTAAAAAATTATCTTATGGTCCTATGGAGGAACAAGGTATAGAGATTAAGGAGGATACAGTCTCGTATTTAAATAGTACGACACCATATTTCCTTAATCCGGTACCTAGTTACCATGGGTATCCTGATAGTTTTGTCACAACAGGTCCAACAAAGAAAGATCCTTTAGATCTTCCCGAGGTGAGACTTGTTGCTATTAAAAAGACTGATAATTTGATAATAAATGAAGATTGTTATGATGATGTACCCTTGCCTTCCCTTAAAAAGAAGTTCACTCCGACTGACACTAGTTATGAGGCGTGGTTAAAGATACGGACCAGAAATCGTTGGCTTATGCCTTACGAGGAATGGAAACGTTTTCTTGAAGACCTTTACGCTTTACCTAGTGGATCAGATTCAGATGATAGGGTACTTTCTCCATATACTAGTGATAAGGATGACGATTTGCCATTCTCACCTAGTTATGGTAACCTATAAGCTAGCACTTGGTTAGGATTCACCGTCCGGAGGGACGTTAATCACTTATATATATAAGGTTGATTTCCTTATATATATTATAAATAATTGTGAAAAATAACCGACGTGCTGCGATGGGTCAAGTCAGCCAGAACAAATCTTCCCAGTTGGCAACGACTAAAACGTTGCGAAATAGAAGAAAACGAGCGAGAAAGAGGGCAAGAGGCCGCCAATTTACTGGTGGATTCACCGTTGCCAATTCTCCGATAGGTAATTTCGAAGGGAACCTAGGATTTCAGTATCGACAAAGAAGTGGTATGGGTTTAAACCCTGCCATGTCTTATAGATCAGAAGTTCCTGTTGCTATTGGATCGGTTGATTCAATTGCAGGTCCCACGATACTTAATGGTCCAGATGGAGCAATAAGAATCGTTAATAGAGAATACTTGGCGGATATATCGGCTATAGGTGATTTAGATTTCCAAATAGTACAAACGTACCTGGGAAATCCATCTTTGCCAGCTAACTTTCCTTGGCTTTCTTCAGTTGCAAATTCCTTTGAGAAATATTGCTTCAATAAATTAGACTACCATTATGTTACGCAATCTTCGACTGCGGCAGTTGGTAGTGTAATGATCGTTCCGGACTATGACCCTCAGTCTAGTCCACCAACGACAAAACAACAGGCTTTGTCCTTCAAAGACTCTGTACGTACGCCTCCTTGGCAGGAAGCTTGTAGTACATTACCTTATAAAAGGTTGTGTTCCTATGAAGCTTATTTTGTCGATTTGGCCTCAGGTGAGCAACGCTTATCTAATCCAGTAACTACATATATTTGTACTTCTGGTGCAAGCGATGCAAATCCTATACAGGGGGAAATATGGGTTGAATATGATATATTCCTCATGATTCCTCGGCATAGTAATTTGCCAGGTTTTGATTTGTTTCAAAGTGCTTCCTATGTTAGTGCAGATGAGATATTTGCGACTAAATTAAGTGTAACCCCTTCGGGTAGTCCAATTGTGACTGCCGGTGTAAAATATTTACCCGACAACCCAACTTGTATACTCCCTCAAGGGAGCTACACTATTCATGTCGCCGCTAGTGCTGACAGTTTAACTTCCTTCATTATTGCAGAAGGAGCCTCTGTAACCACTTATCTCGTTGCATCCGACACTACTGCCACCCAATTTCAGGGTTGGTATGGTGTTGTTGTCGCTTCTGGTAATACACTCGAACGAGCCCTCAGTTTTGTTATTGTTACAAGTACTGAGGCTGTTGCAGCATTTTATTGGAATTTGATCCGGATGTAAATCCTCTCTAAATTTTAGAATTCAACAACAGATTATAAGGCACGCCAGGTGGCGTGTTTCATCAAGTGATTGATGAAAATATACATATCTCCACAGCTTAATAAGGAGATAAATTTTTATAGGACAGTCTAAGGATGTTGTGGATTGGCTATTGTAATTTCATTATAATAGGTTTTCCAGTTAACTATCTGAGACAAGGAACGGTTTGAATATAATAATGGTATTTAAATCACTACTACGTAACAGTCGCCCTTTTATAGAAATTTACCATACGAACTAAGCATGGGGT